TGGATGGACCGGCCCGGCGACGGAGTTATCAGTTGGCCGCTTTGGGGATATCGTCGAGACGCAGAAGCGGGGCCTTGACAGGGGACCGTTGATGATTCAATCTTCGGCTACTGCGAAGTGATTTGCATAAAATCCGCCCGCGCCGGGGAACTGGTCGCGGGTTTCGCTTTTCCAGCCCCGCCTCGTGCGGGGTTTTGCTTTGAGGGTAGCAGCATGAACATCATGGATAGCGTCAAGGCACAGCAGGCCGGTGTGCAGCTTGGTGGAGCGGTTTATGCGCCGCCCAAGCCGGAACTCGGCATGACCGAACGTGCAAGCTGCGTTGCGCGTGGCTTGCAGGCGCTCCACGACAAGCTCGGGACCGTCCGCGACAAGATCGAGGGCAACAGCCAAGCCAGCGGCAAGCCTTGCACTCCGGTATCTGGCGGCGGTCTGCGAGGTCATATCACCGAGGCCGAATCCATCCTGAGCGCCTGCCATTCCTTGCTCGACGATATCGCTGGGAAATTCTGACCATGACCCGCGCATTCTGGCGACAGGCTCTCCGCTTCGCAGACTTCATCCGACGTAAGGGTGGGGTGGTCTAGTGATCCAAATCCCGCTTTCACAATCTGGCCCGCCCGATCAGTTCGCGGCCGCCGTACAACAGCACATCGAAGCTTGCACGGCTCAGATGCTCGGCAAGCCCGGCATCCCGGCTCCTCGCTCGTCAGAATTGGTTGAGGCTGTGGTGGCGCGCATTCCTGCTGATGGGCCTGTTGCCACGCGCGGCCCGGATCGGTTTGTTGCGCTGCCGTATCAGATCGTGGACGACACGCCTCGCACGGAAGAACAGCAGCAGGCAATCAACACGCTCCGGGAAACCATCGGAGCATAACCAGGGGCACGCGCTCAGACCGCGTGATCCAGAATGGTTTCTTCTAAATTAGATAGCCCCAAGCGCCAGAAAACAGGCGGCCGGCAAAAGAACACGCCGAACAAGATCACCACTTCGTTGAAGGAGGCGATTCTAGAGGCCGCCAAGCGGGCCGGGAACGGGGATATAGCGTCCTACCTGCACGCTCAGGCGAATAGCAATCCCGGACCGTTTATGGTCTTGCTCGGCAAGGTGCTGCCCATGCAAGTGACGGGCGCCGATGGGCCTGACGGTCTGCCGGGTGCAATCCAAATCAATGTCATCCGTCCTAAAGGTTGAAGTACCGGAAGCGCTGGCCCCGCTACTTCGTCCGGCGCGATACAAGGCGGCTTATGGCGGTCGCGGTGGGGCCAAGTCGCATTTCTTCGCAGAGCAACTGGTATTGCGATGCTATGCGGCAAAGACGCGCGCGGTTTGCATCCGTGAGGTGCAAAACACCATTCGCGAATCCGTCCGGCAGTTGTTGATCGACAAGATTCAGGCGCTCGGGCTCGGGACATTCTTCGATCCGAAGGAAGGCGAGGTCAGGGGCCGTAACGGCTCGCTGATCGTTTTCAAGGGAATGCAGACTTACAACGCGGAGAACATCAAGTCCCTTGAGGATTTTGACATCGCGTGGGTTGAGGAAGCGCAGACCTTTTCGGAAAAGTCGCTGCGATTGTTGCGCCCGACCATTCGAAAGGATGAATCGGAAATCTGGTTTAGCTGGAACCCACGGCACGACACCGACGCGGTAGACAAGTTTTTCCGAGGCGGGAGCGTTCCAAACAACTCGGTTGTTTGCCCGGTCAACTGGTACGACAACCCATGGTTCCCAAGCGTTCTGGTTGATGAAAAGGATCAGGATTACGCCGACAACCCCGAGATGGCCGAACACGTTTGGGGCGGCGGCTACGAGATCATCACCGAGGCGGCCTACTACGCCAAGCATATCGCGGCAGCGGAGCGTGAGGGGCGTGTTGGCTTCTTCCCATATGACCCGGCGCTGCCGGTCTATACGAGTTGGGATATCGGCGTTGATGACTACACGGCGATCTGGTTCTTTCAGATCATCGATGGCGTCAAAATCAGGATCATTGATTACTACGAGGCCAGCGGGTTAGGCGCTGACGATATCCTGGCGGAAGGACTGCCGGAATACACGAAGGATTTGCAGGATCGCGTGGCGCGGCTGGTTGAGATAGGCCGGGACAAACCTTTCACCTACCAGCGGCACTTTCTACCGCATGACGTGGGCAATCGGGAATGGGGCGCTGGCGCAAAGACGCGCATTGAAACGCTGGTTGGCTTGGGGCTCAAGCTCGACAGCATTCATCGCGGCGTTGCTCAGAACCCGGAAGAACGAATTAACGCAACGCGCCGGCTGTTGCCGGTCTGCGAGTTTCACCAGTCCAAGCGTGTGATGCTAGGCATGTCGCGGCTGCGGCGGTTCTCGCGCAAGTTCAACGAAAACCTTGGGACATATCTCGGGCCTCTGCACGATGAGAACAGCCATGGCGCGGATGCGTTTGGCGAGTTCGCGGTGAACTGCGGTCTATCACCGCCGAAGATCGAGCCGCCCAAACCGCCTGTTGCCCCGCAAGGCAAGATATTTGCGCCTATCCCGGTTGAGCCGGACGGACGAAGGATTCGCATCTGATGGCTGATGACACCGCAACCGGGCAAGTGCAGGACGACTATTCGTCCGAGCCTGACCGGAGCAGCAAGCCCTATCTTGACGCCATTGCGGAATCCGAGAAGGCTTTCGATGAATACAACACCAAAGCCGACAGCATCGATAAACTGTACGCGGACTTGAAGCGCCTTTCCAACATTTCGCGTGATCGCGAAATGCAAATGCTATGGGCCAATATCGAAGTGCTCAAGCCGTCGATCTATTCGCGGCCTCCGGTCCCGGTTGTCGTGCCGCGCTTTCGTGACCGTCGGCCGGTTCCGCGTCAGGCGTCGGAATTATTGGAGCGTTCCTGCGTCGTCGGCTTCGAGCTTGAGGACATTGATCAGGTCATGCGGCCGATCCGCGATGATCTGGCGGTGCAGGCGCGCGGCGTAGCGTGGTGCCGATACGAGAAGAAGCCGGGCAAGACTGAGCGGGTTTGCATCGAGCATGCTGATCGCCGCGACTTCCTGCATGAATTGCAGCGCAACTGGAAAGACGTTGGCTGGGTCTCAAAGCGCTCATGGCTGACCAAGGATGAGATGAAGGCCCGCTTTGAGGATTCGAGCGGTGACAAATACCTTGAGGCCGAATACGAGGTCCGCAAGGACGACAAGCAGAACGGCGCGGCTGACAGCCATTCCAAGGCCGGCGTTTGGGAAATCTGGCACAAGCGCGAAGAAAAGGTGATCTGGGTCACGCCGGGCGTGGACGTGGTGCTTGATCGGATCGACCCCGAGACGGAATTGGAGGGCTTCTTCCCCTGTCCGAAGCCGGCCTATGGCACGACGCAGCGGCGCTCGCTGATCCCTGTGCCGGATATGCTGTTCTACAAGGACCAACTGGAAGAAATCAACGAACTGACGGCCCGTATTGCCTCGTTGAGCGAGGCTGTGAAGGTGAGGGGGTTCTATCCGGCCGGCGCTGGCGAGATTGGCGACGCCATCGAATCCGCGATCAAGACGAACACGAACAATCAGATCATGGTGCCCATTTCGAATTGGGCGGCGTTTGGCAATTCTGGCGCCAAGGACATGATCGTCTGGTTGCCGATCGATGTGATTGTGACGACGATCACCGGGCTGGTTGCGCTGCGGAAAGAACTGATCGACGACGTTTATCAGATCACCGGCCTGTCGGACATCATGCGCGGCTCGACGGAGGCCAGCGAGACGCTCGGGGCGCAACAACTCAAGGCGAATTACGGGTCGGTTCGTATTCGTGACCGTCAGGGCGAATTGGTCAGGGTCGCGCGGGACATCACGCGGATCGTGGCCGAGATGATGGCCGAGAACTTCGACCAGCAGACCTTGCTCGACATGAGCCAGCTTGAGATCAAGACGGACGCGAACGTTAAGCAGGAAATCCAGCAGGTCATAGAGCAGGCGCAGCAGCAGGTCGCGCAGGCCAAGGCCAACCCGGAGTTGATGCAGCAGGCGCAGCAGAACCCGCAGCAGGCACAAGAGATGCTGGCGCAGGTGAAGGCGCAGACCGAACAGCAGATCGCCAAATTGGAAGAACAGCCGACCATTGAAAAGGTCATGAAGCTGTTGCGGGAGCAGCGGTTGCGCCCGTTCGTGCTGGATATCGAGACGGATTCGACCATTCAGCCGGACGAGGATGCACAGAAGCAGCGCGCAACCGAGTTTGTAACGGCAGTTGGCGGATTCATGCAGCAGGCATCGGCATTGCTGATGAGTGTGCCACAGGCCGCGCCGCTGCTGTCGGATACGCTGAAGTTCGTGGCCGGTCAGTTCCGCGCGGGTCGGGAGCTTGAGGGATCAATTGACGAATTTGCCGATGCAATGAAGCAGGTGGCAAGCCAGCCCAAGCCGCCCGATCCGGCGCAGATGAAGGCACAGGCGGACGCGCAGACGGCGCAAGCCGACGCGCAAACCAAGATGGCCGACGCTCAGGCCAAGCAGCAGGAAACCGCAGCGCGGGCACAAGAATCGGAGCACAAAGCGGCGCTGTTCCAGATCGAGCAGGGCGCGAAACAGAGCGAGGCTCAAGCCAAGCTGGCGTTGATGTCGTCGCAGGGTCAGCAGCAGGCAGAAAAGCACGCTCAGGACATGGAGAAGGGCGCGCTGGAGATCGTATTGCTCAACACCAAGATCCATCAGTCCGAAGTCCAGACGGACAATCAGGTCAAGGCGACGGCTGCGAAGATCGAGCAGACGACGACACAGACGGACAATTCGATCCGCTCCACGGATGCCAGCGTGCAGGCAACGGCTGATAGCACTGCAATCAAGGCTGACGCCGTGAAGGCCAAGCAATCGGAGCCGGCGTAATGGCTGAACGATATTGCAAGGCGTGTAACGGCTGGCACGATCTTGACCGGCCGTGGCCGGCCGCCTGCTATCCGAAATTGGAGGTCGCGCGGTCCGGCCTGCCAATCCCATTCGTGGTGAGCGACATCATGGAGCCGGTGCAGCATCCCTGCACTGGCGAATATCTGACCAGTAAGCGGGCGTTCCGCCGCACGACCAAGGCAAATGGCTGCATCGAGGTCGGCAATGATCCGGCCCGATTGAAGCCGTTCACGAAGCCGAAGCCTGACCGTAAGGCCATTCGGCAATCGATCGACAAGGCGTTCGCTCAACACGCCTCGCGTTAGCATCCTCTCAGACAGGACAATTCCATGACTGACACCGTAGACAACGGTGCGGCTCCGGCCGCCGCCGAACAACAGCTTGCGCCGATCAACGAAGCCCCGGCGAACACGCCAAACCCGGTCGATTCCAGCGGGCCGGAAAAGGCGCCGGAACCTGTCGTTGAGGCGCCCAAGCCGTCATCGTCGGTGAAGGAGGCCATCGAGCGGGCCGAAGCCAAGATCGCGGAGAAGGCGAAAGCGGAAGCCAAGCCGGTTGACGCCAAGCCGGAAGTGAAAGCGGAGCCGAAGGCGCGCGACGAGGCGGGCAAGTTCGCAGCTAAAGCACCGACAGAGCCGCAGCAGGCCGCGCCTGTTGAGCAGAAGCAGCCCGCCGTCACTGAGCAGCCGGTTAAGCCGACGCAATTCAGCGAGGCCCCCAAGCGGTTCTCGGATGATGGCAAGGCCGCATGGCAAGCCGCGCCGGAGCCGGTGCGCGCCGAAATTCATCGCGCGGTAAAGGAGCTTGAAACCGGGCTGTCGCAGTATCGCGAAGTCGTTGAGCCGCTGAAGCCGTATCTCGACCTTGCAAAGCAGAACAACACGACGATCAACAAGGCGCTGGATCAATACATAGGATTAGAGCGGGCGCTGAAATCGCAGGACGTGGCGACAAAACTGACCGGCATCGAGGAAGTGTTTCGCCATGCTGGCATCAGCCCGCGCGACTATGCGGCGCATATCCTGGGGCAGACGCCGGATCAGGTGCAGAGCCAGCAGGACAGCACGATCAACGAACTGCGCCAGCACATCAGCCGCCTTGAACAGCAACTCGGCGGTGTGACGCAGACCATGGAACAGCAGCGAAAATCCGCGACGCTGACCGAGATCAACAAATTCGCTGCGGACCATCCGCGCTTTGAAGAACTGGCGGACGATATCGCCTTCTTCATGGAGTCGGGCCGCGCCACTGACCTTTCGGACGCCTACGAACTGGCACAGCGGCTCAACCCCGCGCCGGCTACGGCATCCACCCCAGCGCCGGTCATCCCGGCACAACCCGCTGCCGATGCTCATACCAAAGGCACGAAGTCCATTTCCGGCTCGCCAGCGCCCGGCTCATCCCCGGCAGCGAAGCGCGCGCCTTCCAAATCAAACCGGGAAGCACTCGACCGGGCCTTGGCCGCGCTCGGGTAATCCCTGACATTCAAAGGGGATCGCTATGTCGATCAATCCAGTCACTCACTATCAGCAAGTGCTGTCGATGGCGCTTGAAGATCGCGCCGCCGGCTATCAGGACCTTGTGTCCAACTCCAACGCGCTGCTCGCCGTCATGAAGCGCAAGGGCCTGTGGAAGGAATATTCCGGCCCGCGTATCCGTGAAACCCTACAGATCGCCAAGCCTGACGGTCAGTGGTATTCCGGCTACGACTTCCTCAATAACGCGCCGGTCGAACTGTTCAACGACGCCTTCTTTACCCCGAAGATGGTCGCCGTTCCGGTCACGCTGTCGCTTGAGGAAATCCTCAACAACGCCGGCACCAATCAGATCAAGGACGTGATGGAGTCCTACATGGACGCCGCCGAGCGTTCGTTGAACGATCTGATGGATACCGCCATCCATTCGGACGGCACGGCGGACGGCGGCAAGCAGTTGGGCGGCCTCAAGGTGGCTATCCCGACCGTCACCAACTCGGGCAGCTACGGCGGCATTTCCCGCGTGGACAATGCCATCTGGCGGACTTCGACCTTCGACGCGGATACCGACTTCACCGGCATCGGCACGCAGGTGTCGAAGGACACCGTCCGCCCGATGCTCAACCAGATCATGACGCAGCGGTCGCGCGGCAAGCGCGGCGCCGATCTTCTGCTCATGTCGCCCGAGCACTACGCGGCCTACGACGCGGCAACCGTCACCATCCAGCGTATCACCGACGAGAACAGCCTTGGCAAGCTCGGCTTCACGTCGCTGAAATACTACGGCGCGGGGCGGACTGCCGAGATCGTTCAGGACGGCGGGATCGGCACCAACATGCCGAGCAACACCACCTACGGCATCGAGACGGATTCGCTGCGGCTTCGCTACAACCCCGGCCGCAACTTCTCGAAGCTGTTCGAGGGTGAGGGCATGAAGCCGATCAATCAGGACGCCATCGTTCAGTATATCGGCTGGATGGGCGAGCTGACCATGGTCAATCCGCTGTTCAACTGGAAGTTCTACGACAGCGACACCGCATCGTAACCGATCATCGCGGCGGGCCTGAGTGCCCGCCGTTTCGTTTTCCCTGACATCAAGGATTCTCATCATGGCTTACACGCTCATGAACTCCCAACTTGGCGGGCCGAAGATCGGCTCCGTCGATAAGGACGACTACACTCCCGCATGGAAACTCGGTGACATCGTTCGCGCGGTCGATCCGACCTATGGCGTGGGTGAATTCATCTACCTCAAGGGTGTGGCTTCGACCGCGCGCGGCTCCGTCGTCGTCTACAATCAGGACGACAACAGCACCAAGCTCGCCGTTGCCAATGACATCGGCCCGATTGCCGTCGCCATGGCTGCATCAGTGGCGGACACCTACGGCTGGTATCAGATCAGCGGGAAGGGCGTCGCCAAGGTTCTGGCGGGCTTTGCCGACAATGCGGCCTGTTACCTGACCAGTACGGACGGCAGTATCGACGACACTTTGGTGGCGGGCGATTATATCGCCGGCATGAAGGGCGCGTCCGCTGTCGATACGCCGGACACGGGCCTTGCAGAGGTCGAACTGTCCCGCCCGTGGGTCAGTGACGGTCTGGTCTACAAGGTTTCGTAACGAACCCTCCCAACTGAGGCGGCCTACGGGCCGCCTTTTCTTTTGCACCCTCTCAGACAGGACAACAACAAATGGCTAATCAGGATTTGATCGTTCCGCGCTTTTTCGTTCACACCGTGCTCGACAACAAGCTGACCAAGGAAAACGGCCGGCCGATGTTCAAGGACATCGAGTGCGTCGAAATCCGCATGGCGGCGAATAAGCAGACCGTGGCGGTGTTCCCGGCGCATGAAGTGTGGGAATGGGGCGATGTCGATGGCATCCGTCAGGAAATCACCTATGCGATGCGCTTCCCCGAGCAATACAAGCGCTTCAAGGCCAACGAGGCGCAGGCCATGTCCGGCACGCCGCTGGAAGAATTGCCGTTCCTGACGCAGGCCAAGCGCTCCGAACTGAAGGCGCTCTCGATCTACACCGCCGAGGCGCTGGCGTCGCTCGACGGGATGCCGCTGAAACAACTTGGCATGGGCGGCCGTGAACTGAAGAATCAGGCGGCGGCCTATCTCGCTAAGGCCACGGACAGCGCGCTTGTAACGCGGCAGGCCGCCGAAATCGAAGCGCTCAAGGCGACCATCGCCGGACTGCAATCCACGGCAACACCGGTTGCACAGCCAGCCAGCATCGAAGATTCGCCGTTCAATGACATGGACGACGAGGCGCTGAAAGTCTGGATCAGCGATACGACCGGATCGCGGCCGCGTGGCAATCCCGGCCATGAAACGCTGGTTCGCATGGCGACCGAGATCAACGACGAGTTGAAGGCGAAGAAAGAAGCCGCATGACCGTCCTTGCCGCCTGCAAGTCTGCGGCGCCGCGCCTGCTAGGTCAGCGCCCGCAGACCATATTCTCAGCGTCTGACACGTTTGAGGTGGAATTGGCTGATCTGGCAACAGAGACGGCTATTGCCATCGCCAAGGCGCATGAGTGGCAGAAGCTGAAAAAGCTCGCGACATTGACGGGCGATGGATCGACGGTCGCGTTTGATCTGCCGTCCGATTACGACCGCATGACGCGCGATGGCAATGTCCACTCGCACCTGTATCAGACGGCATTGTTCAGCCGTGTCGATAGTCTCGACGAATGGGTGATGATCGGGGATCAGCTTGCTGTGCCATCGCCGGGAAGTTGGATCATTCTTGGCGGGCAGATGCAGATTCTGCCGGCGATGGGCAACACTGAGACGGCGCGGTTCTACTACATCACGAACCAGATCGTGAGCGGCAGCAAAAAGGCGTTTTCGGCGGACGCTGACGAATTCCTGCTGCCCGAACGGCTGGTTACGCTGGGCTTGATCTGGCGCTGGCGCGCTCAGAAGCGCATGGAATACAGCGAGGACTTGCAGAACTACGAAATCGCACTGTCGGAAGAAATCAGTCGCGACAAGGGCGCGCGCATTCTGTCTGTCGGGACGCGGCGCTACCCCGGCAATCTGCACACGCCTTATCCCGGAGTGCTCGGCTAATGCGCCGCGCCGCCGTTCCGAACAAGCCCCGGATTGCCAAGACGCAGCGCTTCCCGGCTCCGACTGGCGGCTGGATCAAGAACGTCAATCTTGCCACGCCGGATGCACGGATGCCGAACGGGCAGAAGGTGAGCGGCGCTGCACATCTGGAAAACTGGTTCCCGACCGCGACCGGCATTCGAATGCGCGGTGGAACACAAAACTATAATCAGATCGAATCCGGTGACACAGTCACATCGTTGTTCACTTACGTGAACGGCAACAATAAAAAGTTCTTCGCGGCAACTGCATCCGGCATTTTTGATACGACTACCGTTGTGCCACAGTCGTACTTTGTTGATCAGGATGGGAACCGCTTTATATCTGAAACCAAAAACAAGTTCATCCCCAAGGTCAGTAAAATCGAAGCGGAAACAATCGGCGGTTTAACAGGTGGCGACTGGTCATCTGTGCAGTTTGCCACTACGGGTGGCGTGTTTCTCGATCTGGTCAACGGCAGTGATGAAAAGCTGATTTATGACGGGACGAGTTTTTACCCGATCAACGACGAGGATCTGAGCGCGCTAAATTACGACACCGAAACCGGGGCCTTCACCGAAGGGCTCGTGGTGACGGGCGGCACGTCAGGTGCAACGGCAACCATCGTCAAGGTGATCGACAACGGAACGACAGGGACGCTTTGGCTCGGCGCAATCGCTGGCGGCCCATTCCAGAATGATGAGGCGATCACTGACAGTTCAACAGGCGCGGCGGTCGCGGATGGCACGTCAACTACGCTATTCGGCGCGTTCACTGGTGTTGCCACGTCTGAACTATCCCGCAATTGGGTTTACAAGAACCGCCTGTTCTACGTTCAAAAAAACAGTCTGAGCGCATGGTATCTGCCGGTCGATAGCGTGACGGGCGCAGCAACCGAATTCCCGATGGGGGGCATTTTCACGTTGGGAGGGTCGCTGTTGTTCGGCGCCGCGTGGTCGATCGAGTCCGGCGACGGCCTGTCCGAACAATGCGCGTTCTTCACGACAGAGGGCGAGGTCGCGGTATTTAGCGGCAATGACCCGGCGTCGGCGTCAACGTGGAGTAAGGTCGGCGTGTATCGGATCGGAAAGCCGATGGGGCCAAAAGCCTATATGCGCGCTGGCGGCGATCTGGTGACGGCGACGGACATTGGCTTCATCCCGCTGTCGGTCGCGGTGCAACGTGACATTGCGGCGCTTTCTCCATCTGCAATCTCATATTTGATTGAGACGGCTTGGAACGAGGCAGTAGCGGCGCGCGCAAGCGCGGACTGGAATTGCGCGGTTTGGCCGACAAAACAGATGGTGATTGTCGCACTGCCGACAGTATCGGGAGAAAAACCCGAGATGTTTGTTGCCAACGCCCGCACAGGTGCGTGGTGCATGTTCAGCGGGCTTGATGTGTCTTGCCTTGCGCTGTTCGACGATCGCATGTTTTTCGGGACAGCCGGCGGGGCGATTGTCGAAATGGAAGTGACGGGAGCCGACCGATCATCGCCATATACGGCGACGGTTGCGGCCCTGTTCGACCCATTCAAAGCCCCATCATCGCTCAAGACTGGCTTGCTGGCGCGGTCATCTGTGAGATCACCTAGCGAGGTTCAGGTAAAGCTTTCGCTGCAATCCGATTTCGATATAGACCTCCCGTCTCCGCCAGATGACATTTCGGTTGTGACCGGCAGTGTATGGGGGGACGCGGTTTGGGATCAGTCAACCTGGAACAGCGCGCGCACCAAGCAGACATTCCGTGAATGGCAGTCGGTTGCCGGCAGCGGCTATGCACTGACCGTTGCGGCGCAAATCACAAGCGGGTCATCGGTGCCGCCCGATGTTGAGTATATCGAGACGGAACTGACCTACGACATGGGCGACATTGCGTCGTGATCGAGGCCCGGTTTATCGATCCGAACCGGGAGCCCGCTCTAAGCCGAGCGATAGGCGATTTTGTATCCCTGAGCATCTTTGGGAAGCCCGGCTTGATCGATCGATATGTCGCAATGGCCGTGGTTGATAGCGGGCGGGTGATTGCCGGGGTGCTCTACAACAACTGGCATCCTGAAAATGGCGTGATCGAAATGCACGCGGCATCGATGGACAAGCGCTGGCTGACGCGGCCGGTGTTGAAGGCGATGTTTTCCTATCCGTTCGATCAGATGAAGTGCCAGCTTTGCGCGTTGCGGGTGTCGGAACGCAACAAACCGATGGTTCGGATTGCCAAAGCATATGGGTTCAAAGCGTACTTGATCCCGCGTCTGCGAGGCCGGGATGAGGCTGAGTTCATTTTGACGCTCACGGACGACGATTGGCGCGCCAATCGGTTTAACAAGGAATCCGCCTGATGGGCAAAAGTTCACCGACGCCGCCGCAAGCCCCCGATCCGGTAGCGACTGCTGCCGCGCAGCAGACCATGAATCAAAACACTGCGACGACGCAGCAGCTTTTGAACATGACCAATCAGGTGACGCCGGACGGCTCCCTGACGTACAACCAGACGGGGACGAACAGCTTTGTCGGCGCCGATGGCAAGACTTACTCTGTGCCGCAGTTCACGGCGGCGCAGACGCTATCTCCGACAGGGCAGCAACTCCAAGACCTGAACAACACGTCAAAGCTGAACCTTGGGCAGGCCGGAGTCACGGCATCAGGCAAGATCAACGATATTCTCGGAACAAACGTCAATCTGAACAATGACGCTGTCGAGGATCGGCTGTTCCAACTCGGCACGGCGCGATTGACGCCGCAGTTCGAGCGCGACGATCAGGCGATGCGGACGCAGTTGATCAACTCGGGCATTCGGCCGGGTTCGGCAGCTTGGGGCACCGAGATGGGTCGGCTGTCACAGAACAAGAACGACGCGCTGAACTCGCTGTTGCTGTCAGGCCATCAAACGGCGGTCAACGATATCCTGACGGAGCGCAATCAGCCGCTCAACGAGATTTCAGCGCTGATGAGCGGTTCGCAGGTGAGCCAGCCCGGCTACACCAACACGCCGAATACGCAGGTTGCGGGCACCGATTACGCCGGCATGGTGCAGAACAACTACAACAACCAGATGAAGCAGTATCAGGCTGACGTGAGCAGTAACAACGCTGCCATGGGCGGAATGTTTGGTTTAGGTGGCACGTTGGGGTCTGCCGCGCTCAAATATGGTGGCGGCGCGCTGTTGTTCTCCGACCGCCGTTTGAAGAAAGACATTCATCGCGTCGGCAAGCTGGACAACGGCCTCCCGGTCTACCTGTTCACTTACAAGGGCGACGACACGCCGATGATCGGGCTCATGGCCGATGAGGTTGAGCGCATTCATCCCGAAGCCGTCATTGAGAATGCGCGCGGTTTCAAGATGGTTCGATACGATCAAGCGGTGAGGGCCTGACGAATGGCAATTGACCTGAGCCCGGCTCCGTTCACTTGGGGCGCGGGTGGCGCTCGCATGACGCCGGAAGCCATCGCATCACAGCGCAAGGTGGCGCAGGCGATGATGCAACAGGGGATGGACTACTCCCCGATCCAGTCGCCATGGCAGGGAGCGGCGCGCGTGGCGCAGGCGATGCTTGGCGGGCTGGAAAGCGGACAGGCGGACGCGGCGGCGAAGGCCAATCAGGAGGCCGAGGCGAAGCTGCTCAGCGATCTGTTATCGGGTGGCGCTACTGCGGCCCCGACCGCCGCGCCAGCCACACCAGCGGCCTCGGCGGCTCCCATGGGTGCCAACGCCATCCCGGCCGGTCAGCCTGACGCTTCGCTGTCTGACGCAATCAGCAAGGTCGCGGCGGCGCGTGGTGTTGATCCTGCCTACATGACCCGGCTGGCAATGGTGGAGAGCGGCGGCAAACTCGATGCCCGTAGCCCATTGTCGAGTGCATCCGGCCCGTTCCAGTTTCTCAATTCGACGGCCCGGCAATATGGCCTGAACAATCCGATGGACCCAGCTGCGAGCGCAGACGCGGCGGCGCGGTTCACGCTCGACAACAAGGCCGCGCTGGCTAATCGCCTCGGCCGCGAACCGACGCCGGGCGAATTGTATCTGGCGCATCAGCAAGGCGCGGGCGCGGCCGCCAATCTGCTCGCCAATCCCGATGCGCCGGTTGAGAGCATCATCGGCCCGGCAGCGGCGCGCAACAATGGCGCAACACCCGGCATGACGGCAGGGCAGTTCGCCAGCAAGTGGACCGGCAAGTTTGGCGATATCGTCCAGACCGTCGATCCGGCGCAGAAGAACATTTTGGACGCCGCCGCCGATCAGCCTGCGACAGCCGTTGCCCAAGCCGACCCTGCGGCCCTTCCTGTCAACGCTCAGGCGGCGCAGGGCTTCGCTATTCCGGGTCAGGGTGCAACACCGCAAGCCGCCCCCGGCGTCAATCCGGCGCTCGTGCGCGCGATGTCGAGCCCGTATGTGAGCGACGGGACGAAGAAGATTTTGGGTCTGTTGTTGACGCAACAGATGAAGCCGAACGACTACAGTTTTGCCACGCTGCCGGACGGCACGATCTTGCGGCAAGACCCGCGCAAGGGGACGGTGGAGCCGATCTATCAGGCACCGAGCAAGCCGACGTTCGGCGTTGTTGGGGAGGATCAGTTCGGCAATAAGCAATATGGCTGGATCGATGCCTATAAGCGCACCGCAGAACCGATGAATGGCGGCGGGGCGGCTTCCGGCGCTTCACCATCTCCCGTCACTGTTACTGGCGTTGATGGCAAGCCGGTTGCGGTCCCCGCCGGACAGAATCCGAAGATCTTCCGCGATGAAATTACGAAGTCGGCGGCTGACGCTGTGGCGGGTAAGAAAACCGAAGTGCAGGCAAATTCCGAACAGTTCGCTAACCGCATGGAAACGGCCGAGCACAACTTGTCTGGCCTGCAAGGCGAGGCGTCTGGCGTTGCTGGTGCGGCGCAGCAGATTTTTGGGCAAACGCCAGTCATTGGTTCGGCATTCCAGAGCCAGAACTATCAGAAGTTTGCCCAAGCAAAAAGCCAGTTCATTACCGCATTGCTCCGCAAGGAATCCGGGGCGGCCATCAGCAGGGAGGAATTCAGCCGGTATGACCGTGAGTTCTTCCCGCAGCCGGGCGATGGCCCCGAAGTCGTCGCGCAAAAATCGCAGGCGCGGCAGGTTGCGATTGATGCGATGAAGAAGGGCGCGGGGCCGGGCTACAAGGCACCGACCGCCACGAAGCCGGAAGTTGCGACCACGCTATCCACGCCTGAAGGCGCAACGGCAACGAATCCTCAAACCGGCGAACGCCTGATCCGCAAGGGCGGCAAGTGGGTGCCATTCACATGAGCGATCTCCCTCCGGGTTTTGTTGTTGACGGCGCGGCGGCTTCTCCGGTCGCATCCGGGTTGCCGGCGGGATTCGTCGTCGATGGCCAGCCCCCGGCGCAACACAAGTTTGGGCTGGCGGATACGTGGCCGGCCAGGCTTGCCAAATCGATCTATAGCGCGGTGACGCTGCCGGGCGATGTGGCGCAGGGCAACGTGTCAATGACCGGAGCGGATGGACGCACCAACCCGGAAGTAATCAACCGATCGGCAGAATTGGCGGGGCTGGCGTCGCCGCTTGCGCCGCGAACCGCGATGACTGCGGCTGTGACGAAAGCTGTTGCGCCCACGCGGGAAGCGCTGGAATCCGCAGCGGATGCGGGGTATACGACGGCTAGGGGGCTTGGTGTAGACATCGCGCCGCAATCTGTTTCGCAGATGGGCGGTCGTATCGGGGCCACGCTTGAGGAAAAAGGCATCAATGGTGAACTTGCCCCAAAGACGTTCTCAATCCTTGGCAAAATTGCCAACCCGCCCGCAGATTCCGTCGTCACAATCTCCAACCTCGAAACAATCCGCCGCGCACTTGGACACGCCGCAAAGGATTTTAGTAACCCAACCGAGCAACTTGCTGCTCGAACTGCTCAGTCTCATCTGGATGATTATCTGGCCGCCATACCTGCTGAGGACGTTATTCGCGGACCTGCCGCCGAAGCCTCAAAAATCATCGGTGAAGCGCGCGGCAACTATGCAGCAGCCAAACGATCAGAGCAAATCACAGACGCGGTTGACGCCGCAGACATCAGCGCCGCCGCCGCAAATTCTGGACAGAACGTCGGCAATGCCGCCCGTCAAAGACTTAAATCCATCCTTCTCAGCGACAAGAAAAGCGCCGGCTATTCTGCCGACGAACTCGCTGCCATGGAAGGCATCGTCCGTGGATCGAAGCTAAGCAACTCAACGCGCGTCATCGGCAATTTGCTCGGCGGTGGCGGCGGCCTTGGGTCGTTCATTTCAGCGGCCGGCGGCGCGACGGCGCTTGGCCCTATAGGCATCGCGACCCCTGCGCTTGGTGTTGCGCTCAAGAAAGTAAGCGATGCGCTGATTAGTCGTCAGACGCGCAAACTTGATGATCTGGTGCGCTCGCGATCCCCACTCGCCGGGCCGCAAAGCCAATCTGCATCCGAACTGAGTCCGGCCAAGATTGCCGTTCTCCGCGCGCTCCTAACCGCGCAACCGCAGCAGTAACACCACCACCCACCACGCCTTTCCAAGCCGCCTCCGGGCGGCTTTTTCTATTGAGGATTGCCAATGTCGCGAGACGCAAGTGGCGTTTACAGCCTGCCTGCCGGGTACCTAGCTGTACCCGGTGAAACTATTCAGGCCAGCCAGCACAATCCGCCGTTGGAGGATTTGGCACAGGCTATGACGGATAGCCTGCCGCGATCGGGCGCGGCCCCAATGGGCGGTGCTCTCCGAACGATCACCGGTTCAGCTTCCGCGCCAGCGATCTACCCAAATGCCAATCCGTCCGTTGGTATCTATTTTACGGCAACCGGTGTTGCTTTTGCTGGCACCATCAAAGGCGCTCGTTACATCGGGGAATTGATCCCCTACACGTTCCTGACGCCTGAGCCGCTCACCGTCTTGCCATACGGGCAGACGCTGCTCCGCGCTTCGTACCCTGACCTTTGGGCGAAAGCGCAGACCGATATCGCGGCTGGCAACACCTTCTACAACAACGGCGACGGTTCGACGACGTTCGGCATTGGTGACATGCGGGGCCGTGTCCCTGCCGGCAAGGACAACATGGGCGGCACGGCTGCAAGCCGCCTGACTGGCGGCGCGCCGGGTGTCAATGGTGCGGTCCTTGGTGCAGTCGGCGGCGTGCAAACCCAAGCATTGGCGCTTGCTGATCTCCCCGCTGCATCGCTGAGCGTGAATATCCCGGCTGGCCAAGGCTCTCACGCGCACGGCGTTTCTGGCGGGACGTTCGGCAGCACATTTAGCGGCCTTTACTCGCTTCACGATACGTCCGCCATGGCTGGCGCACAGCCGATCATCATCAACGCCGCCACGCTCCCCGCGATGAGCGGCACGGCAACGCTCAATGGCAGCGGGCAATCACACAACAACGTGCAGCCGACGATGGTCTGCAACTTCCTGCTCTACGTGGGGGCTTAATCTATGGCTGATATTCGCGTCAAAGATCTCGACGAGGCCGCCACGCCGGGCGTTGATTATTTCCTGCTGACAGACAGCGCGACGGATGGCGTCAAGAAAATCAAGCCGGCCAACACTGTCACGCGCGCGAGTCTGAGCATCGACAATGTCGATAACACAGCTGATTTGGATAAGCCGATTTCCACGGCGACACAGACGGCGCTAGACGACAAGGCAGATGCGTCCAGCTTGGCAACTGTCGCGACCAGTGGCGCCTATGGCGACTTGACTGGCAAGCCCACGCTCGGCTCTGCGGCGACGCTCAATGTCGGTTTGGGGCCGAACAATATCCCGCAGCTTGACGGCTCGGGCCGTATGCCTGCGATTGATGGCTCGCAGCTTACCGGGCTGGCCGGTGGCGGCGATATGGTCGCGTCGGTTTATGATCTGAACGGCGTTCACGCTGATGCCTTCGATCTTGCAAATATTGCGGCGTTCACGCGGACTGACGCTCTAACAAAGTCGCTTCCAGCGGTTCAGACGGCGTTCCAGACTTCCGGCTACCTGACCACTGGCGATGGCGGCGGCGGGACCTACAAGCGCGTTGTTTCCGCACCTTCGCACGACGCCAAGGTGCAGACAGCGGACGGTGCGTGGTGGGAGCTTGTGCCGACAGGTGGGCGGCTGATGAGTCGCCAGCTTGGCTTGCACGATGCGGCGACGGCCGCCGATTGCACCACGGCGTTTCAGGGTTTTGTGGATGCCGCCGTGGCGCTCAAGGCAACCGCAAAAGTCAACCCCGGCGACACCTACACATTCCCATCCGGTTCGGTCGATCTCCCGGAAGGCATTGACCTTGATCTGACCGGTGCGACACTGGTTCGCAGCGTGGACGTGATCGTGCCACTGCTGCAATGCGTCGGTGCGGATGCGAATAACCGTGTCGGCAATGGCCGCATTCGCGGCGGCACTCTGTCCTACACCGCGTCGACGACGACGAACACGATCACGAACTCTGCCGCGATCTGGTTGAAGTTTTGCCACGACTGGCGCGTCAACGACGTTTCAATCACCGGGCCGTTTTATATTGGTTTTCGGTTCGAGGATTGTCTCGATACGACCTTGGATGGCTTTGCTGTTCGGGGCGTTTACAATCGCGCGCTGTACGTCTGCGCGGCGGTTTACACGGAGAACGTCCACTGCGTGAACGGTCTATGCGACGGCTACGCGCCGGGCACGGCCACGCGCGTCACCAATCACATCATCAACACCAACGCCTTCGGCACCGGCACCGGCCGAAACGTCACGTTTACCAACATCGTTTCGCGTAACGGCACCACGTCGCCTACCGGCGAAGGGTTCGCGTTTTCGGAGCGGATTTTCGCGCAGAAGGCCGTCAACTGCCGCGCGGTGAACTGCCCCATCGGCTTCAACATTCAGAAGGCCAATTCTCAAGCGAACCAAAACACGCAGCTCGTCAATTGTGAGGCCGATACTTGCGACCGTGGCTTTATCGGGACGGACAGCTTCTACATTGTCCTAACCGGGTGCCGGTCGATCAGTCACAGCGCGGCCGGGTTTGAGTTCACTAACTGCGTCGGCGTCATCATCACTGGTTGCCTCGCGAACGGCACAGGCTTGACGGCGGGGACGTGCTATGGGTTCTCGCTCAAAGGCACTTCGTCAGGCGTGACGTACAACGGGTGCATCGCTTACAATAACGGCGTATCGGGTACAGCCGGATCTGGCACCGCCTTCTATGCGGAAGCAACCTGTTCGAACATCGTCGGGCGCGGAAACTTCGCCGCGCTGAACGGAACGAAAATCAACTTCAACGGTGCGTCGAGCACAGACTTCCCGATTACGTCTGGGTCCGGCAACCTATTCCCTTAACGCCAGACGGTTCCGGCTGGCTCTTTGTCCGTCGTTTCCGTGCGGCCACCGGGCCAGTAGGTCACGACGTAAACAGTGCGGTCGCCCTGCTGGACCTTCCGAACCTGCGTAATCTGGTTCGGTGTCTGGCCGTTCACGTAACCGGTAGGATCGGCGGCGAAGGCAGCAGTTCCAGTGAAAAGCACAACCAGAAACGCAAGAGTTTTGGACATAGGCGCATCTTTCCCTGAGAGGTTGCATTCTACTTCCGCATTTGCAAGGAAGTGAAGTACTTTCGGAGGTATAGCTGTGCGGATATGGCATGTTTTGACGGGCCGGCTGACCCTGAGAAATTTCTTCGCTCAGCGAAAGGGACGATGGTCCCAATGCTCGACTATTGGCGCGCTTGGAAAGCCGCTACCGACTGAACATCGGATTATTGCTGTTCTGACCTGAGCCATTAACCCGGCCGATCCTTCACAATTCAAGCCCACCCCACCTCCAATTCAGAGGACGAGAACCTATGGCCGTAAGCCTCGCCAATCTCCGCGCTGCCAATGAGAAGCGTTGGGCCGCCGCCAAGCTGACGCGACCCTTCAATACAGCGGCGGAACGGCTGTTGGCGGCGAAGTCGCGCTATCAGGCCGTCGAGGCCAAGACGGGCGTTCCGTGGTTCGTCATCGCCGTGATCCACGAGCGGGAGTCGTCGCAACTATGGTCCGCCAGCCTCGCTCAGGGCGATCCTTGGAACAGGGTTTCGACGCACGTTCCGAAGGGGCGAGGGCCGTTCAACTCGTGGGAAGAGGCGGCGATTGATGCGCTGGTCAACTGCGCGCCCTATGCAGCGCGCAATGAGGATTGGAGCGTCGGCGGCACTCTGCTGATGCTGGAACAATACAACGGCCTTGGCTATGCGGCTAAAGGCGTTTCGTCGCCGTACCTTTGGGCCGGGACCGATCAGTATGCGGCTGGCAAGTACGTCAAGGATGGCGTCTACGACACGACCGCCGTGGATAAGCAACTCGGCTGCGCCGGGATGATCAAGGCGCTGATGACGATGGATGGCAACATCAGGTTCGTAACGACAGGTGCACCGGCCAAGCCCAAAGACTCACCAGCGGCCACGGCTGACCCGCCTAGCGCCATTCCAGCATCGACCGTTCAACCGCCGTCCGCTTGGGCGGCTTTTTTCATGGCGATCAAAACGATCTTCGGGAGGAAGTGATGGGACCGTTCATTCGCATCGGGCTGCGGTATCTCGGCGGTTATCTGGCGGCGCGGGGCTTCCTCGCCCAAACCGATACCGGGATATTCGACGATCCTGATCTTGTGGCGGCCATCAGCTACGGCGGGGCCGCGCTGTGCGCTCTGGCGAGCGAGGGCTATTACTGGATGGCGCGCAAGTTCGGATGGGCGAAGTGACGGCCATCCTGTCTTGGCTGGCCTCGCTGCTGTCCGGCCCGATCGTCAATGGCGTCATCGACGGCTACAAGGCGAAGCTGGCGGCCGGTAACGACAAGGACCGCATTGCCGCCGATCTGGCAGCGCGTGAACTTGACGTGCAGCGCGCCGAGATCGAGGCACAGAACGCGCTTCGCATCGCTCAGATCGGCAAGTGGTACGAGCCCGAGAAACTCATGGGCTACGCGGTCGCCATCTACGTCGCCAAGCTTCTGATCTACGACAAGGTGTTGGGGCTCGGCACAACCGATCCGCTCGGCGGCTGGATCGAGACGACGGCCAATCTCATCGTTGCGTTCTACTTCGGCAAGCGGACGTTCGAGAACGTCGCAAAAATCATCAAGAAATAGGGGCGGCGGATCGATGCAAGACAACGAAGTCAGGCAGATCGTTAGCGAGGTTCTTGCCGAACAAAAACGGCTCCACAACGATCAGGTTGACGAAGTGGTCCTCAAGACCATCGCCACCATCCTGACCTCGTTCGGAATCGAGGAGGAAGATCGCGTCGAGCTTCGCGCGGATTTCATCCATCTCCGCAAGTGGCGCAAGAGCGTTGAGCAGGCGCAAAGCCTGACCTTCAAGGTAGTGCTCACCGCCATCATTACCGGCTTTGTCGGCGCTTGCTGGCTTGGCTTCAAGGCCATGATAGGCCGCTAACCCCACCCCAAGAGGCCCCATGCTCCGAACCGTCATCCTGGCGGCGTGCTTCTGCGCGCTCGCCTGCCTGTCGTCTGTTGCAGAGGCGAGGCATTACCGGGCTCAACCCGGCAATCAGATCGGCTGTTCGCAGCCCGAGATGCGCCCGTGCGGCGGTGGTGCTCAAAACCGTTCGGCATCACCCAAAACAGGCAAGAAAGCCAATAAACACGGGTATTCGTCGGTGGTGCGCCCCGGTTTCGGCATCACCCCGTTTTCGGCCTTTTCCCGCCCCGCCCGCTACATCGCCGGCCGGCTGGTGTGCGCGATCAACGTCAACGCCGAACTGGCGCAGCGCGGTATTCGCGGGACCGGCTCTGCACTGGCCAAGTCCTTCCTGCATTGGGGTAGCGCTTCGCGGCCCGTTGCGGGTGCTGTGGCGGTCTACGGTCGGAAGGGTGGCGGTCATGTCGCCATCGTCTCGCGCGTCGTAGGTGGACGCGTCTACGTGTGGAATCCGTCGGCTCGGCATGGAGCATGGCGCGAGGTCGAATACCGGCGACCGGCCATTGCGTACAGGGTGGCCGCGCAATGATTCAACCCCTCGGAGCCATCCTCACCATCCTTGCGATATGGCTCTACGCCTGCGACCGGGGGAACGGGCTTGTGCCGTGGGTCGGAGTGGCCGGGCTGGCGTTGCTGCTCATCGGCGGGTAGGCCGCCTATCCCTTGACCCATGCTCCGCAACAAAGCCTAGGCGGGGCTTGTTGGTGACGTGGGGCCAGTGGGTCATTCCCACCCCCGACAGTGCGGACATTGTTCAAAATCCAGCTCGCCGTGCTCGCAACGCGCCCTCATGCCGCGCGCGAACGATTGGCGCTGCGCCTCGATTTCTGCCGGCGTCATCTGGTGGATTTGCGACGCATCCAAGAGTTCATCCAGCGTTGGGTTGCGGCCCAGCGCCTTGCGTAGGTTTTGAACTCGGTCGTCCCATGTGATTGCCATTCTCTCTCCATCCTAGCCCGGATCGGTGGGGCGGGCGACCATCCAGTGGTGAGGTCCGGCCCCGTGTTAATCCGCCATCACTGACGGATCACGCTCAGCGTAGTTCTGAGACGCCTCCGAAAACGGGGCCGGGCAGTGACGTTAATCAGAAATCCCGGTTGCAACCAACCATAGGGCAATCGAAAACGGGCGGGTTAGCAGCGGAGCAATCGCCGCCGCATTTCGGGCATTGCTCATTCGCGATGTCTTCAGCATCCTCGCGGAGATAGCCAACCGCGACAAGCCGATTAACGGCCTCGCCAAGCCTCAGACCGTTGGATCGTTCCTGATCCACAACCATCCAAGCAGTCACGCCGCCGTCTGCGCAAATATCGTCGGGATCGATTCCGCGCCGGGCACACTCCTCCCGTGCTTCGATCTCGCGTTCCTGCTCTGGCGTCGGATCATTGTGACCGATGTCAATGAGGTGGTCGCCGTAAGTG